GCCCGCGAGCAGTTGCATGCGCTGCTCGGGTTCAAGGCTCTCTCGCCCCTGACCAGCGACCCGGCCGAGTGGATCGACCAGAGCGAAGCCAGTGGCGTCCCGATGTGGCAGAACCGGCGTGACCCGGCAGTGTTCAGTACCGACGGCGGGGCTACGTGGTACTCGCTTGACGACGGGGACACCCGGTGACAAGCGAGCGTCAGCGGTACGCGCTCGCGTGCCCCCTCGACAACACCGGCTTCGACATAGCCCCGTACCGCGCCACCCGCAAGCACGCGACCGGCCTGCTCATCATGACGATCCTGGCGGTAGATCGATGAATGCGGCTGAACGCGGGCATGCCGGTGTGGCATGTCAGCGTGAGCGCCTGGTCCAGGCGCGAGGAACGGTCATCCCAGCCTGCGATCTGCGAGCGGGAGGCGGTGAAGCTGCTGCGCGGGGCCGGAGGGGACCGGGAATGGTGGTTCTTCAATACGGACGTGCTCGTCGGCCATCTGCGGGTCGGCGTTACGGAGGCCGAGTTCGCGACCCTGCCGAAGCTGCAGGCGGTCAATGATGCCGGGGAGACCGGCACTGAACGGCCCCGGACGATGAGGTAGGCGATGACGATCTCAGAGCAGGCGGCGGAACCGCGGTCGATCTCCGCGCAGCTTGACCTGGCCTTCCCCGACGTGCCCGGATTCAAGGGCCAGGGCTGGAGCACCCAGGAAACCATGATGGTCGTTCGCTGGCTGTTCGCGAACCCGGACGCCTGGGATCAGGCCATGAGTACCGCCAGGGCCTACCCCGGTAACCCGCACACCGTAGCTGACACCCTGCACGAGACGATCGTGCCCCGGTCGGAACTGGACGCCATCGCCGCCGCGGGGGGTGACCCGGCGCGGGTCAACTGGCTGGAGATCGCGCATGAGCTGATCGAGCGGCGTGACGACCCCCGGTCCGTGTCCCTCGCCGCGGCGGAACTAGCCTCACCGGATGACCCTGCACTGCCTCCCGAGGCCGCCGGCCAGCTCACCCGCCTCGTCCCCGCCGACGCGATAGCCACCTCGATGCTCACCGCCCACGCCGTCGATGACACCGGCCATCACCTCTCGCACGCCAGCCAGCGTCTCGACGCAGCCGGGGAAGCCAGCGGGGACCTGCGGTCGCATCACCTGGAGCACTGCGCGCGGCACCTGGACGACGCGCGCCAGTCAGCGCACGACCTCGCCGGGAACCTTCGCGCCAGCTATCCCGGCGAGGGCGCCGAGCTCGGCAAGCTGACGCAGACGATCGGCTTGGCCAGGGCGGTCAGCCAGGACGCGAAGACGGCCACGCTCGCGCATCTCACGGAAACAGCCGGCCACCACCTGGGGCACACGATCCGGCACGTCCAGGCGATGAGGGACGACCCGGACCCGGAGACGTCGGAGTTCAACGCCGGACACGCCCGGAAGCACCTGAACGGAGCCCGCGAGCACGTAGCCAAGCTGGCGGACCACCTGCGGGATAACTATCCAGCTGAGGGCGGGTTCCTGACCGGGCTGGGCGGTGCCGGTGCGGGCGCGGAGGACGGCGGCGGGATCAGTGCGCAGATGTCGGGGCCGGTGACGGTCAGCGGGCAGGCGGCGCAGCCCGCGGAGATCGGCTAGGCGCGGTGCATGGCCAGCCATCGGAGCGCGCCGTCCTCGTCCTCGAACTCCCCTGCGTCCTGCGCGGCTAGGGCGTCGGCCAGCAGCGGGCGGAATGCCGGGCCCGGTTCCATCCCTGCCGCGATCAGGTGATACCCGGTCAGCAGGCCCTTAGCCGGACGCTCAGTCACTCGCAGGTCCGCAGCAGCAGACAGCCACGGGAGCGCGGGGTTGACCGCGCCAGGATCACCGCGCCCGGCCCGGTCACCGCCGCAGACGATCGCCAGCTCCGTCATCGTCGCTGGCACTAGTCGCCGCGCCAATCGGCGCACTGCGGGTTTCGTCGGCCGGCCGGTGCAGCACATGTGCTCCCGCACTAGCGGCGCGACGCGCTCGATAAGCCCCTCCGGGCAGCCGACTCCGCGCAGGAACGCCCCGGCAGGCTCAACCCCGGCCTTATCGTGGCCGTGGGAGGTAATCCGGCCGCCGACGCGCTGGGTGTGCGTCACCTTCCCGAAGTCATGCGCCAAGGCGGCCATGACTACCACGAAGCGATCCGCGCCCGTCAGCCCCGCCTCGTCAGCGAGCCGGGCGGCCTGATCGGCGGCAAGCCCGGAGTGGACGTAGACGTCGCCCTCAGGGTGCCATTCTGGGTCTTGCTCCACGCCGTGAAGCGCAGCGATCTGCGGGAAGTGACACTCCCATCCCGTCTCGGCCAGCACGCGCAGCGCGCCCGTAATGTCCGTCCCTCTGGTGCCGATCTTCTCGAACTCGCACCAGACGCGCTCGAGTGGCAGCTCCGCATAGGCGGGTGCGAGCGTGCGGCACAGCGCGGCGGTCTCGGGGGCCAGACGGAAGCCGAACCGGGCAGCGAACTGGACGGCCCGCAGTACCCGGAGCGGATCCTCGGCGAACGCGGCGCTGGTGTGGCGCAGCACCCCGGCCCGGATGTCAGCTACGCCGCCGTGGCAGTCGATCACCTTTCCAGTCGCCGGGTCGAGGATGATCGCGTTCATCGTGAAGTCCCGCCGGGCACTTGCCTCGCGGAAGCTAAGGTTCATGTCCGGCGCGATGTCGAAGCCGCGATGCCCGGCGCTGATTTTCCGTTCCCGGCGGGGGACATTGATGTCCAGGTCGGTTTCCCCGGCGCGGATCTTCAGCACGCCGAAGCTCTTGCCCACCTCGTCCACGCGCCCGACCCGCCCGAGCGCTTCCGCCAGCACGGCGAAGGTCAGGCCGTAGACCTCCACGTCCACGTCTTTGACCGCATGGCCGTCGCCGATGATGGCGTCCCGCACGCACCCGCCGACTAGCACTGGCCGACCGCCGGAACTGCGAATCGCGGCGAGAACGCGCTCGGCGTCGGGACTGATGCGGCAGCGAGTCAGGGTGTCCACGCTGCCTCCATTCCGTAGTGGGCGCGGCGGACCTCTTGCAGCCACGCCTCGGCCGTGGCCTCGTCAGGACGTTCAGGCAGAGGGGTCCGCACCCCGCCGAATGCGTGCTCGGCACTGGCGATCTCCCGCGCGGCCGCCTCCAGGTCACCGCCGGCCACGCGCACGCCGAAGTCCCGGTAGCGGCCGGGATTCTCCAGCCGGACCGTGAGCGCGCCTGTCTCGAACAGTTCCAGGCCCTGCGCCAGCAGCCTCAGCAGGTGCCGGGCGTGCTTGGCCGTGCGCTTGCGGGTGTCGGCGCTGAACGACCCGTCGCCGCGGTTCTCCAGCTTGCGGAACTGCTGGGTTGCATAGCCCAGGTAAGCATTACGGACCGCAGCACGGGACAGGAACCGGCGCCGGACGGCGATCAGGTTGTCTCCGAGCTCGTCCCGTACCTCGTACAGGTCATCCGGCAGCCACATCAGCTCCGTGATCGTCGGGTTGACCTTGAGTGCCAGCGAGGCGAACTTTCCCGCCTCGTGGAACGTAGCGTCGGGCTTGATGGAGACGATCGACTGCTCTACCGGATGCAGGCCGAGCAGCCTTGCAGTCGGTGCCGCGAACACGCCGAGCCGGTCCACGTCGGAATCCTCGGTAGCCAGCCCGTAAGCGGTTGAGCCGACAATGCCGGATAGCAGGACGTTCGGGGGGGCCGCTATCTTGTCGGCGCTCATGATGCGCCATGAGCCCTGAAGGGGCCGCGCTCGGTGAAGGGGATGGCCGGGTCGTAGCACCAGAGGGGGCTGCCGTCGTTGCGGTCGGTGGCCCACAGGTGGCCTTTGCGGTCGGCCTGGACCTCCCGGCCGCAGCCGGTGCACTGTGTCTTGGCGGTCTTGCTGGTGACTCGCGTACTGGGCATGTGACTAGTATGCGCCATAGCTTGGCGACTAGTCAAGTTGCGTGTAACATTGCCCGCATGGCACCAACACCGCGCTACCTCGTAGGCGCTGCCGAGATCGGCCAGATGCTCGGCGTCGGCCGTCAGCGAGTCCAGCAGATCATCAACCGGCGCGACTTCCCCAAGCCTTACGACGAGCTGGCGATGGGGAAGGTCTGGAAACGCTCGGCCGTAGAGGCGTGGATGCGCGTGGACGGCCGGATGGACGCACCTCAGCCCGCCCCCGCGTAGCAACCCCCGGACATGCGACAGGACCGGTCCCGAGTGGAAAAATTCCACTCGGGCTTAGGTGGGGGCCGGGCGCACGCAAGGCATTGGGACGCTGAGCCGCGCCCGGCCCCGCCCCACCAGTAACACTACGCGCGCACTAACCACGCGCTGCACACGCAACTTCACTCCCGGTAGTGCTAACCTGCACTACAGGTGGCTTGGGACGCTGACCGGAAAGGCAGCGTGTCGGCGTCTCTTGATCTCAGTACCGCCAAGCTAGGCTCCGGCGCGCGGTTCAAACGGCTCTCCGCCACTCTCGCCGCCAGGGGCGCTACCGACCCGGACGCCCTGGCCGCTTTCATCGGCCGCAAGAAGTACTCGGCCGGCGGCATGGCCAAGCTCTCCAGCGGCAGCACCCTCGCCAACCCTGACCTCGGCATTTACCTGGCCGAGAGCACCAAGGACGACCAGGGTGAAACCCTGACCTGCCCGGAGTGCGGGCACGTTGACGTGTCCAGCGCGTTCGGCCCGTCCGGTGCGTCCCTCCAGTCCAAGCCTGCCGTCTTGCAGACTCCTGCCCCTGGTACCGCGTCGGTCCGCAAGGGCGCCGCGATCAACGTCAAGCCGGGCAGTCCCGCTCACGCCCTCGCGAACGGCACCCGCGACGCCATCAGCCTCGCCGCCTCAACGGCGACCGCCCGTCACCGCCCCATCTCCGGCCCCATGGACGTCCTGGTGGCCCGCGGCACCGACGGCACCGCGGTCCTGCGGCACCGGCACGGCGGCGCGACCATCGCGAGGCTGACGAAGACCGATTCGGGCAAGTGGGTAGCCAACGTCAACGGGCAGGATCTCGCCCCCCGCGACCACCAGCGCACCGCACTGATGGAAGCCGTAGGAACCTGGAACAAGGCCGTCACCGGGTCGCTGAAGCGCGCTGACGCCCCCTTGCAGCCCCCGCCGGCGCAGACGGAGCTGATGCGGGAGTACGGCATCCCCGCGATCCGTGCCCTCGCCACCCCGACGACCAGTTCGTCCGGTGGCCCGAGGGTCACCATGGCAGCCGGGGCACCGGCTGATGGCAGCGATGACGACGGCACCGACGATGACGGGCTGACCGCCAAGGGCCAGGCGATCAAGAAGAAGCTGATGGCCAAGGGGTTCCCTGAGGCGCGGGCCATCACGTTCGCGAAGATGAGCCAGAAGACCAAGCCGGGCGTGTTCGGCAAGTCGGCCGCCGCCTGATGAGCGTCATGGACGAGCAGGCGATCGAGCAGGCAGTCCAGGCCAAGGGCCTGACCGCGCCCCGGATCTCACCGGATGACCTGGACGCCAAGATCGTCGCTGAGCAGTACCACGTGTTCCCCGGCACCACCCTGACCGTCTGCTGCCTAATGCTCCAGAACGGGTACACGGTGACCGGCGAGTCGGCGGCGGTCAGCGCGGAGAACTTCGACGCGGAGATCGGCCAGAAGATCGCCCGCGCTGAGGCCCGTGACAAGATCTGGCAGCTTGAGGGCTACCTGCTGCGCGAGCGGCTATATCAGGCAGCCAGCGAGAAGCCGCGCCGGGTGGCGCATCCGTGAGCACCGCTGTCCTGACGCCCTTCACCACCGCTGATGCGGTGGAGCTCGGCAACCGGCTGTGGCGCAAGCAAGTCCTGCCCATCGGGGACGTGGAGTACAAGGGCAGGCTGCTGCACTTCACGAAGGACTACCTCGGCCAGCTCGTCGCCGCGTTCAAGTCCCGCGCTTATGACCAGGTGCCCTTTCAGATGGCCACGCACGACAACGGGCACAGCAACGACCCGGAGCGGACCCGCGGCGAGGTCACCGACATGGAACTGCGGGACGACGGCCTGTACGTCATAGCTGAGGTCAACCCGCGCGGCGAGGCAGTGCTCCGCGAGAACCCGAAGCTGGGTGTCTCCGCCCGGATCGTGGAGGACTACGCGCGCTCCGACGGCCAGCGTTACCCGGCCGCGATCCAGCACGTCCTCGGCACCCTGGACCCCCGGATTCCCGGACTGGGCGCGTGGCAGGCCATCGAGGCGGCGTCCCCGGTCCCCGATGAGGTCATCGACCTGTCCGCCTCCACGTTCGCAGGCGAGGCCGCCCCTGCCGCCTCGCCTGCTCTCCTCTCCGCACCTGAACCGGCCGCAGCGCCACCCGAAGGGACCGACGGCATGCCTGATCTTGACGCCCTCACCGCCGAGCAGAAGGCCCGCCTGACGGCCCTGCTGGAACTGCCCGATGAGCAGATGGAAGCTCTCGCGGCCGGAGGGGTGGTCCTGACCCCCGATGAGCTGCTGGCCCTGACCGGCAGCACCGACCCCGAGGACGCCGTGAGCCCCGAGGCCGAGCCGGACGAGGGCACCGGAGACGCCACGGAGGACGAGGACGACCTGGCGATGCAGATCGCCGCGATGACCGATGAGGAGTTCACCGCCATGCAGGCGGCGTTCGCAGCCGAGCAGCACCAGGAGGAGCCAGTGGCCGCAGCCCTTTCCGCCGAGGCCCAGTTCGCGATCGACCTGGCCACCGCACGCGCGGACGAGACCGCCCGTGAACTGTCCGTCATCACCGCCCGGATGCGGGAAGGCGACTACCAGGCCGAGAAACGCAAGCTCGCCGATCTGGGAGTTCCCCCGTTCATCACGGAGCTGGCCCGGCCGCTGCTCGAGGGCGCCGGGCGGGCCGTGGAGCTGGCGAACGGGAAGACCGCCGACGCCGGCCAGATCATGCGCAAGGTGCTGACCGAGTACGCCCGGCAGGCCCGCCTGCTCGACCTCGACGTCGAGCTCGGCTCCCCGATGGACGAGCCGGACGACGCCGTGCAGCGGGAGCAGGTCGCGACATCCCGGGACGACGTGGTGTCCCGGTTCAAGCAGGCAACCGGCCTCAAGTGACGCGCTACGTGGTGGTGACTCCGGTGACGGTGGCCGGATCCGGGTACGGCCAGCCGGCCCGCGTGCTGGCGAAGGGCCAGGTACTCGACCTGTCTGCGACCGAGGTGACTGCGATCAGCGCGGGGAACCTGCGGGCCGTGACCGCTCACGACCAGGCAGCCGAATCGGCAGGTGTCAGTAACGGTGACTAGCAATAGAAGGGGGCGTGGCCGCTCATGACTGCGGTACTCCCGCATTACACCAGGGGGCCAGCCAACTACCAGGCCGCGACCCTGATATTCGGCGGCCAGTTCGTCAGCCCCGACTCATCCACCCCGGGCACCACGGACCTGACCGTCCGCCCGTCTGTCGGAGGTTCGGCAGCGGCCGGGGACATCTACTGCCTGGGTGTCGCCGGCGCCGACGCGAACGTCATCTCCACCCAGACCGGCGCGGCGAACGCCTACGGCGAGCCGCTGATCGACATCTCGGTGCTGACGGACTACGTGCCGGTGTACGCGGGCGGGTGGGACATCTGGTGCTGGTACGCCGGCCAGGCATCCGTCGGTGAGCTTCTCGTCGTGGGCTCCGCGTCGGGGGTGGCGTGCAACGGGACCGTGTGCGGGTCCAGCCATTCCCCGTTCGGCACCGCGGCGGGTACCCAGGCGATCACCCCGGCGTACAACAACATCGTCGCCCGCTGCACCCACCAAGGCGGCGTGTCGAGCGCGATGCTCACCCAGCAGATCGGCGGCACCGGGTCCGCATCCTACTTCCTGGGCCGGGCCCGGGTCCTTTAAGAGAGAAGGACTGACCAGATGCCATCTGGCGCGAGGGGCTATAGCGACGGCCCGAGAATCACAGTCAATGAGCTGCTGAAAGACCCGTTGGTCATTCCGGCTCTGATTCTGGATATCACGCAGAACGAGTTCATCATGGACTCCGTTCTGCGGATGGGCGGCGCTGCGCCATCGGGTGCGGTGCGCTATTCGGAAAGCACCCCGCTGTACGCGGACGACTTCCCGGAGATCCGGCCGGAATTCGGCGAGGTGCCGGTCGTCCCGACGAGTATCGGCGTGCCGCGAGTGGTGTTCACGCACGAACGCGCAATGGCCATAATGGTGTCGGATGAAATGCGCCGACGTCAGGCCATCGACCCGGTGACAAGGCAATTGCTCCAGGTTAAAAATACGATGGTGTATTCCTGGAATACGGCATTTTATTCTGCCGTCGTGGCCAATGCGTCCATTCAGACATTGGCCGTCGCTAACCCGTGGGCGTCGGCTTCGGCGACGATCCGCGCGGACATCGCGCAGGCCGTGTACCTCGTGGAGAACGCCAACATCGTTTCGCCTTCTGGCGTTACCCAGTGGCTCGGCTTCGAGGCCGACACGCTGATAGTCAACCACGGCACGAAAAACACGCTGCTGCAAAGCTCCACGTTCGCCGCGCCGTATATCGGCGATATCGCGTCGGAATCGCTCATGTACACGGGCGTCCTGCCGCAGAAAATCTTTAATCTCGACGTCCTGGTAAGCCGTCAGGTGCCCGCCGGGAACGCCATCATCATGCAGCGCAATAGGTGCGGCTTTTACGCCGACGAATTGCCGTTCATGGCCGGTCCTCTTTATCGCGAGGAGGCCCGTAAAACCTGGAGGTCAGATTCACAAAGGGCATCAGCCATAGGGCTCGACCAGCCTTTGGCCATTGCTCTTTTGTCGGGAGTGTGAATTGAATGGCAGCCACCGCGACCGCCGTTGAAACCCCGCTCACCGCCGACGAGCACGCCACCCTGGACAAGCTCCTGGCCCGGGACAAAGGCACCCCGTCGGCCCGCATCGGTGATGAGTATGTCGCCTTGATCTGCCTGTCCGTCCCCCGACGGGGCGATAAGGACCGGCAGACGGACCTGGTGTACCCAGGTGAGACGGTGCACCTGACCGAAGAGGAAGCCCGCGCGTTCAACCGGCACGGCACCCGCGACGGGCGGCAGGTCGAGGTGGTGCGGAAGGTGACCGGCCCGGCCGGGACGCATGAGCCGGTTCCGATGGTCCCGCCGCGCGCCGTGTCCGGGCGGCTGTTCCGGCCCACCACGCCGCCGCCCGGCTCCGACGCCCCCCGCCCGGACCCGGAAGGCTCCAGCGCGGTCCAGTTCCTCGCCGGCAACGGCAACGCCCCGGAAGGTGCCGAGCCCGCGCGGCCGGACCCGTCGGAGATGGCCGATCACCTGACCGATGCCGCGGACCTGCCGCCCCGCCGCACCCGTCAGGCAGGCCGGTAGCCCATGCCGTGGATCGGGGGAACCCTGGAGCCGCTGGATGTAGCGTCGCTGCGCTGCCCCCGCTGCTGGTTCGCGGCCCCGATGGTGCCGTACGGGGTGCTGACGTACCGGTGCCTGCGCTGCGAGTGGCCCTTCACCTTGGGTGCCCCGGCAGTGACCAGCCCCGCTGTCCCCGCCACGACCGTCCCCGTGACGAACAGCACCGGGACCGTCGTAGCGGTCACCATCACCGGCGGCACCCTGACCTCCGTCGTCGTCAACGGCACCCAGGCAGGCACCTCGGCAGGAACGTACCTGGTCCCCGTCAGCGCGACGGTCTCCGTCACCTACTCGGCCGCCCCCACGTGGGCGTGGGCGCTGCCCGCGATCTCCGCCGGCGTGTCCGCAGGGGGCCCGGCGCTGCCGTTCACCGCCGGGGGGACCTCGTTCGCCGCCGGCCAGGTGCTGATCATCGACCCGGCCGGGTCCGCTGACGTGGTGATCGTCACCGGAACTCCCGCGGGGACGAGCGTCCCGGTGGGCGGGATGGACCTCGCGCACCTGACCGGGGTGCTCGTCACCGTCGCCAGCCTCGCCCCGGCGCTCGGCGTCGAAGGCGTCCCGCAGACGGCTTACTGACCAGGGAGGGGGTGACCGCATGACGCTTGGCCGGTACATCGTGACCGCCGATGTCACTATTCCCGCGGGCACCTCCAGCTCCCCCGCGGCCGGGCCGGCAACATCGGGGACCGCAACCCCCGCCACTGCGCCGAGCGCGGGGACGCCGGTCGTCACTCAGGCTGCCTCAACGGGGGCGTTTCTCCTGTCCTGGACCGTCACCCTGGCAACAGCGGCAGCGGTTGGGGACGCGAACAACTTTGGCTTGTACGCCGGGACGGTCTTGCTGGCCACGTCGGTCAATGCCGGGACCATCGGGTCGTACCCGCAGCAGGCGGTCACCACCTACCTCGGGACCGGGGCGGCCATCACCGTGCAGAACATCGCGGCGGGGTCTACGGGGGCCGTGTACTCCGCGGTGCTGTCGGTGACGCCGCTGACCGCCGGCGACGTCAAGGGGTCGGTGGCGTGGGACGGCGCCGGATCGCCTGCCGGGTGGACGCCGGGCGGGTTCGCGGTCAAGTTCCTCCAGGGCACGCCGCTGATCCTGGACCCGTCCGGGGATTTGTACAGCGCTCTGGGTGCGAGCAACCTCCGGGCGTGGATCGACGGAACCGACAACGTCTCCCACGGGAGGTGGGGATGTCTCGGGAACTAGGCCCGCGACCTGCGGGTATTCGCCATCTGCTCGGCCATTGTGGCCCAGCGGATGTTGCCGGGGCGATAGTCCCCGTCGTTGTCTGGCCACCGGTCAAGGCTGTAAAGAGCCGTGCCGCTCGGGTATTTGCCCTCTGGTCGCGGCCCGATCTCGGCCTCAACGTCGGAGATGAACGTGGCCACGTCATGCCAGGGTTCATAGACGCGGATGCCGCGACCGCCCCAGTTCTTATAGCCCGGCCAGTCCTCGGCGTAGCAGCGGCGCATCATCGCCGAGTGGATGCGGTAGAGCGGGTTAGCGGCGAGTCCGTGCACGTAGTTCACCGGCGGCGGCTTGCGGTTCGCCTCGCGGCGGGCAACCTGCTCGGGTGTCTGCCTGGCCCGCATGCCGGAGGCAAACTTGCGCCCTTCCTCCGTCCTGGCATACATGGGCTTGGGCTCTTTGCCGGCCTGCGACTCTGCCCATGCCGCCCGGCGGCGGGCGAGCCGGGTTTCCCGGTCGGACCACCTGCCGTCGCCCTTCTTGAGGCAGCCGCACGACCTGTTCCGGCCGGACACCAGATTCGACAGGGCCACCGTGACCGTCTCGCCGCAGTCGCACAGGCACACGGCAGCGCGCCAGCCGAACGGCTTGGACGGCGTGCAGCCGATGCGGGCATCGGTGCTCTGCACCACAAGCCTCTCGAATCGCTGTCCTACCTCAACGAATATCCGCTGCTTGGCCCCCTTGCCGCTCACTTCTGGCCGTCATCCTCGGGCGGCGGGAATGCCGCCGCCAGGCTGTCGCGTACGACTGCGCTGACCGACCGGTTCTCGGTGTACGCGGCCAGCCTCAGCCGCTCATGCAGCTCATCTGGCAGGTCAATGGTGATCCGTTTCATGGAATCAATGATACCAGAAATTACGCAAACCCGTAGTTTCGCGTCACAATGCACCATTCCGGAGATGGCCTCATGATCATCCAGCCTGCAGTACCCGCAACCTCGCCAGCCGGCCTCACTAACACCGCGACGAACACCACCGGCAACACCGCGCTGGTCTCAGTGGGTGCCAACGGGGCGACGATGGCCAACTACTGGGTCGGCGCCGTCTCGGTCGCGACCACCGCCACAGCGTTCATGATGACCGTCCCTCCCGGCGCCACCTGCGGATTGCAGTACACCGGCGGCCCGCCCGTCTGGTACTGGTCCGCGATGACCCCCGCCCTGCCTGCCTCGCCAGCCACGGTCCAGAACACCACCGGCCGGAACCTGTCCGTCGCGTTCCTCGGCGGCGGGGCGGTCTCCGCGGTCACCATCAACGGCCTGACGACCGGCATCACCCAGGCCCCCGGGATGCAGCCCAACGTGTC